AACAAAGTGCGGTCGTCGTCCATAGAGCACGCAACCCCTAATGCAAAAAACACTAGGGTTTGAATGACAAAGGTAGTGGCATTTCCCATAGTAGCATACATGCGAACTGGGAGGATGTCCTTACCGATCTTCACGTTTGTTGTGCGTGAGAGATCCAATAGTAACCACCACTTAGGAGGTACCAACCAATTAACTAACTTGGCCAATACTAAATCCGATGCAGTAGTTTTGTCTATTGTGAGGATGTACCGAACGAGGGAAGCGTGAAACGCTAGAACTCTGTGTATATCCTGCTGATTTGCCACGTCAATGCCGAAACGACGCAACCGTGTGGCAATTTCCGCACCAATTCCCTGCTGGAAAAACATAGCAAGGGTTGGCTCGGATGCCACAGTTCTATCGGTTTTGTCATTTTTGGCGACTGTAGAGAGCTTCGAGAAATCCACAATGCGAAAATACCTCTCCTGGTCACAAGGATCTGTGATTCCAGGATACCGCTCCTCAAGGAGGTCACGGAGTAAAGTATCTCGTTGTAGGTACCAGTTGAAAAGCGTTAAGCTCCCGCGGGTAGCCGTGATTGGGGAAGTTCCCCACTTATTGCTGTTCCCGGTATCGGCAAAAGGAATGCCGAGCGAGGAGTTAGGGCCATGCTTGCAGGCGTCGAAGATCGAGTCCAAATCTGGCTCTGTATCCAACACCTGGTGGCATATGGCCCTCGCCCGAAGAAGAACTCTATGAAGTCCGAAGTCAGGACTGGATCGCGAAAGCTTTCCAATACTGCATGGAATGTCATGGAGCCAATTAAGATCAGTTTCAAGACCACGTTCAACTGCAGCGACAAACGAATCAATCGCTGCCTTGCGACGTAGATCGGAACCGGTCTTTTCTTGGGCGGGGTACTTTTTGAAGAATCCATTTATTTGGTGTTCCGTAAAGTACTCAAATGCTTTTACATTGACTGGTAAAACATTGTGTAAATCTCTAGCGAAGGCGTCACGCACGCGGACCGCTGCGTGAATATGAGAAAAGAGCTCTGGCTCTTTCTAGTGCCGTTTTTTGGTTTTTGTTTCCATTTGGAGTCTCCGGTTATGGAAATTACAATCAAGGTACTGGGTTTGTTATACCCAGGTTACTGCCACCAGTTAGGTAGGCAGAACGCCGTCACTGAAGAAAGTAGACGACTCAGAATCAAACTGAACTTGGACGGGAATGTCCACGAGCAGCTTCTTCTGAGCAGCCGAAGCTTCAATGTCGTACGCGACCTCCACGGACGTTGTATTCACCGTGATCTCCCCGTTTGCGAGGAGAATAGGTTGTTTAAAACGAACGCGGCAACGTTGCTGAGTGTACCCGTTTGGTGCACTCGCACGTACCTGAGGACGCGATACCTTGAATTCCAAAGATGCCCGGAGACGGAGATCCGTCTCGGCCAAATCAAGGAACAATACGGATCCATCTTTCAAAGTGTCCACCTTGGTGAACACCTTGTTGGATCCGCCCGTAACGGCAAGAGTGCCAGCATTAATTAATGTCAGTGACATTATGTTATCTCCTATATTGGAGGACTGCATAAGTTGCAGCCATTTTAAGTGAACCACCATATGCATACTCACCTCGCAAATCTTTGAGAAATGAGCGCCATCAGATCCGCAGCACGGTTAGCGTCGTTGACTAAATCCGAAATCCTTACATCTTGTAATAGATTCGGAGCCAACACCGATACCAGCGCGGACTCAGGCTGTTTATAGTACCTGTTTTTAAGAAGGTACTTTTCTATGATAGGTGGAGTTGAGACAGTATAGGTAGAATCCCAATACTGCCGGACGTGGAGCCATTCTTTGTATTCCATCGTGGAATTAGAGATATAGCCCCCTTCGAAGCTTATGTTGGGATCAGCAAGGTTCACTAAACTCCTAATGGCCGCACTTACATTAAACATGCGGTCCACCATGAAGCTCAGGGGAACTATGTTCCAGAACCCAACAGGGATATCCTTCAACCGAAGTCCATATGTCTGCTGCCATCCCCCTCGGGGGACTTTGAGCAGATAGAAGACACCGGCTGATTTGCTAGCGTAACGTTTGTGTTGAACCTTATATTCATAATGGTTCGTCACATCTTTGCAGGTGGTAACCACCTCAGCTGATTTTTCGTCGCGTGCTTTCGCACGAAGGCGAACACCAGCCGCTAGATTTCTCCAGGCGTGTTCCTGTCCCTCGATGACATCGCATATGCTATTCACAAATGGTACAACCGCCATACGATACGTGAGCCATAAATTTGTTGGCCCATACATCTTACGAGCGGCTTCCCACTTCTGTGAAAGCGAGTCGAGTCTCTTTAGGGGTTCAGTAAACGACATTACACTGCTCCTCAGTTCAAGCACGTCCTCCATGAGTGCGTACTTGGAAGGATCTACCTTCGCAACAGCCTCCATCATCATGTAATCGTCAGTGTGCAAACTATTCCCTGGCGTACCGATACTGTAATTGGGTGGATACCCAAGAGTCTCGGCACACACGGCGGTCCAGTTTGCAGAACCGGTACGGTTCCATTCCACCACGGTAGGTGGTTTGGATTCGTAAGCTACATAGTGCCCATCCTCGACTATCCGTTGCTTCTTTTCATAGTGCAACGGGCCGATGATAAGTTCACCTGCAGCTTTCCGGGCCTGATAATTGGGATGTACAACATCCTCCATGATTTCCCAGTCGCATGCATTATTATAATCATAATTAGAGAGCGAATGCTGCCCATTGACGGTATTACCCCAATTAGTATACTTCGTATACCAATCGTCTGTGCGGTTAAGCACATAGGGGACCGGAGGGTAGCCTCGTGATCTCTTGCGATGGTAATCAG